CACACATCGCACAGCTCTCGTGCTGTGTCTAGTAACGAGTTGTGGAACACACGAGGCTTGGCTTCGTTGTTGATGTAGTCCACAGTCAGGCGGTCTGCCATACGGACGAGGTGATCCTTGAGTCGCATCTTGATGTCAGTCATAGCGTGCTCGATGCGTTCGTCTGCTAGCTTAGAGAGCTTGGTCTGTAACTCTTTCTGCGCTTCGTTGCCAATGTCTACACGGAAATCACCCGCCGATGGGACAGGCATGTAGTTGATAGCGAACCTGAACTTACACTTCAACTCGTCAGCAGAGGGGTACTCATCTCTGTCAAACATATCACCAAGCGCCATCGCTTGCGCCGTAATGAGGGTAGGGTACGTGTCGATGAAGTCATCCACTAGGGTTACGAACTCTGTCTCGAACTGCGTCATGCGTGCGTCGAACTCGATGAACTTGGCAGAGGGTAGTAAGCGAATGCCCGAGTCACTCCACGGAATAGTGTTGGTGTAGAAGTAAGTCCGTACCGCACCCACATGCTTGGAGATATTCTCTAGCTCACTGCGTCCTGCAAGCAGGTGCTTGTTAACGCGAGCCGCACCCTTGTTGGCGGCATTCTTGGAGTGAATGATCTCGTCGGTGGTGGACTTGTCTAGCTTGCGCGCCGTCCATTGTGATACGTTGAACTCAGCCAACAGGGCGCATGTGTCGATGTTAAAACGTGCCATGGTAAAACTCCTTGTGCTAGTGCAGTTGAATCGGGGGTCTGGTACACCCCCGTGGTACATGTGAAATATTATACATACTAAATGGGGTTAAAACAACAACCCTTAAACATTCCTAAACTTGTTACTCAACTCGTCAGGGCAGTCAAAGCCCTTAGTGAAAGCCTTGCTTGGGCGGGTGTGTCGGAAGAGCGGGAGCGCTAGGTCTGTCGTGCCTCTGTCTATGTTAAGCGCGGTTATAACCTGTTGTGTAACACGTTTGCCAAACGCAAGCACGTCGAACTCTGCCGCTACTTTTTCTACTGCACCACGCCACTTTTCGTAGTACTTGTACCGCGAATCCCCTTCCTTAACTAAGTACCTGTCGGCGGCATGGCTCAGACTAAGAACACACATCGCCGGTATGGCTCGCAGTAGCCCGTTGATAAAGTCCTCGCTGTCGAAAGGAAACTCAAGGGCACGCATACCCCCTGCCCTAGTCGTTGACTGAGCAAACTGGGTGAGCGTGCGACGGAAGTTACGCAAAGGCTCGAGCACTTTGTTGTTGTGCGCATCTCGCTCAACGGAGAAGAACGGGACAGCGTAAGCTGCTTCAGCCTGTAGCACAGCGACCTCGAGTGTGTTGTGTATATTGAACAGCGCCATCGTGACGTACGGCTCAACGCTCTTACGCACATGGGCTCGGGCTTGCTTGTCCTCCTCGTTCGATCGCTTGGTGTACAGCGTGGGATGCCATGACTTGTCGAGGTCTGTTATCAGCATGTCAGTCGAGGCATCGAAGGTCAACACAGCAGACGGCTTGTCGTAGGTATGCTTGTAGGGTATGTACACGTAGTCGTCCAAGCTAGGGTCTGTACGTAAGTTAGCGTAGTGCAACGCATAGTCCATCATAAAACTATTAGTGGACACGCTGTGGTAGTAGCGCATGACTGCGGTGTATGTGTTGCTCGCAGGGTCGTTGACGAACGAAGCGATCTTGGTGTTGTAGTACTTAAAGTAAATCACCCCGCTGTCTGTCATGTGTATGGATTTGTTTCGTGCGCCTACATTGACAAGGGGCTTGGCGTTGTCGGGCTGTTCACGCCACCACTTAGAACGTGGGGGCTTGGTAAGGTTGTTGTATAAATCTAGAGCTGAGGCGTAGCTACGCATGGTAAATCTCCTTGTGGTTTTGGGTTCACATGAACCCATTCGGGTACTGCGTTGGTAACGCATTAAGAATAGATCCGTACTGTCTTGCCACGGGAACCCGTGAAGTGGTCGTTGTCACATACGCCGAACAGAACTGGTACTTCTGGTAGGCGATAGTTAGACTCGATGTAGCCGTCAGTCAGTATGAGTACGGCTTTGGGCTTGTACTTCTTGGTCGATATGTAATCCGCAACACACGACAGACGTGTGCCACCACCGCCGTTGGGTTTGAGTAGCGCACCAATATTGGGGTAGTCGATGGGCTTGAACTGCTGATCGCCAACAACATCGTACTCCCACCACAACACACGGACAGACTCAGGCTGTACGTTGCCGCAGATACGAGAGATCTCACCAAGCACTACCGGATACAACGACTCCATAGACCCAGACGTGTCGCACGCAACGATGATCTCACCAGTAGACTCGCTGTAATGGCTAGGCATGATGAACCCAGAAGCTAGCATACGTTTGTTAGGCGGGCAGAACCGTGATTGCTCATCGCCCTCGCAGATCTCGGTAAGGAAGTCGTTGAGATACTGCCGCCAGTTGGTGTCACGTTTGCGCATGGTGGCATCGAGAGCACCGCCAACACCCTGCTTGCCTGCCATCTTGCTCTGTACGATCTTGCCTTGGTGTAGGGCATCGTCGATCTGTTGCTTGAGCTTGTCAGTACCTGTGCCGTCCAGTGTGCTTGGCTTGTGCTCATCGAGAGTGTCACCGATCTCATCACCGTCAGGATCAACGAGCTTCTTGCCTTGCCCATCATCTTGTGGCTTGGCATTCTGCATAAGATCTTTGAACACACGAACGAATGACCACCCTGCATACTTGGGGTGTACGAGTGGTGGTACTTCGGTCGGTCGCTCAACAAACGCAAGCGTGGGATCTGCCTCCTCGATCAGCCCATTGACAACGTAGTCCATCGCAATGTTGGACACCTCTGGTTCTTTCTGCACGATGTCCTTGTACTCGACGCAGTGCCGCAGACTCTTGTGTAACGTCTCGTGTAGCTTGAGGTAGCGCAACTGCTTGCGCGTCATGTTGAGTACGAACTCGGGGTTGTAGTACTCATTCGCCCCGTCCGTTGCCGCTGTGGGTATGTCGGTGGTCACAATAACTGAGCCAACGCACGCCACACCAGCTAGCTGTGAGAACTCCTTGTGCCTAGATACGTCAAGTGAAACCGCCGTGAGTCGTTGCTCAGGGCGCATACGGGTATATACAACACTGTCAGTCATACTGATCTCCTTAGCCTAAGTAAATACGATTGCTTGCTAACATCGCTTGGAACTCACTAACTGTACCGAAGTACGCCGCCTTGGTTGAACTGCTTGCGGTACGCACGAACATGACCTGCATCTCCTCACGCATACGCCGTACATAGGTAGTCGCTGCTTGCGCTTGATCTCGGTCGGACACATTGGTCACTAGCTTGAACGCCATAACGATCTGTGCAACAGGCGAGTCAGCTACCTTGGCAGTGGTAGGGTTAGCGCATACTGCATCGAACGATGGATTCTCTGAACCGAACCGGATATATGCACCGAGAGCCTCTGCTGATGCCTGCCCGATAGTGCCCTCGAGTGCCGCCTGAAGTGTGTCGCTGTCCATGAGGTGCTTGCGGTTGACGATCTTGCCTGCCGCAGTCAACGATCGGGGTGACGCATACGCCGCCTGACTGATACGAGGGTTGAAGATGAGCCCGTTGTCACGCTCTTGATCCTTGCCAGCAAACTTACCGCCAGTCTCGTAGTCAAGGAACGAGTCGAACAACTTGGGATACTCCTCAACAAACGCAAGCACCTCAGCCGCCACGCCACCAGTAGACACCGAGTACTCTATCCACTCCCTGACTGTAGGCTTACGCATATTGACCACGGTTAGCCTGTTGCGTAAGTGAGCCTGCATCGAGTCACCCAACCCCTCTGCACTCAGGTTGGTAGCGCAGAACACCACCGAACCCTCTGGCATGTGGTAGTTGCCAACACGTTGCTCGTACACGATGGGCGCTAGTACGTCCTTGATAAACTGCCTAGCCTTCTCGATCTCGTCAAGAAAGATAAGCACAGGACGAGCACCGTTGACACCCTTCTGATTACTGCGAGACACACCGAACCGCTCGTTGGGCAACTCACGAGACACACCTTCTTCACGGTCGATGTCCGGCATCCACACTGAGCCATCTGATAACTGAGTGCAGTCGATGGGATCAACGTGTATGTGATTAGCAAACGCAGGGTCGCGCTTGAGGTGGTGAAACAAAGCCGTTTTGCCGATGCCGTTCTCGCCCTTGACGATGACTGTTCTCGAATCGCCGATAGCCTTGACGAGGTTGATTGTCTGAGTGAATGATAGAAACATAGTAAATCTCCTTGTGTTGGTACGTTTGGTAATACGTTGGTACGTTTGGGTTCAGGTGAACCCATTTACTAAACCCTCGCTTTGAATTCGTCGAGGGATATGGAAAGGGACGGGGTGTATAGCGAAAGTGAGCGGCGTACCTCTATGTCTGACTCGTCTATGAACTCGTCGCTACCGTAGTACTCGTCTTCAAGATCGTTTAGATCCTCCCCCATGCGTCTGAGGAACGCCCCATACTTATCAGGGAACCACTCTGCGGCAAGACCTAACAGCGTATTGTGCGCCTCCACGTCATCGAGCCCGTCATACCACTTAACAGACTCCGCCTCGAATGCTATGTATGGTTGACTTGCGGCTATGTTGCACTCGCCTAGCGCCATCTCTAGTAGGGGTTCGTTGCGTGCTAATACCATATCAATGTACGCATCACGTGTTGCCACATCTTCGAACCACATCTTGTATGCCACATCACTTCTGTAACCCATGTCATTCTCCTGTGCTTTCTACGTAGTCAACCATGTAATTGCCAATCTGCGTGGCAGTTTTCTTCGGGTCAAGCATGCCGTCAAACACAGCGATGGCTTCATCCTCGTTCTCGGCTTCAACCTCAACGATATACGTGGCAACGAACGCCACTCTGAACTTCTCTCTTTTACCCATGTCATTCTCCTTAACGTGTTGTCAAATCAAAGTCTAGCAAGAACCAGAAAAATACTAGCAGGATTGTCCATAAGACTGTCCACGTTGCCGCCTCAGCGGCTAACTCAAATAACTTCTTCATCATGGCTCCCCCTCCTGATAGTTCTCTTCAAACTCACCGTGGTACTTGATGTAGCACGCACCGCCCATGAACTCCTCCCAAAGCTCTAGGTCAATCGTAGGGTCAGGCGCATCTACCTCAGTCTCCATCATCATTGCACCGTCCTCTGTATACAGTCCGAATCTATGAACTCTCATCTCTATCTCCCCATCACAAAGTTTTCGCCAACCTCACGGCAATAGCCCATTTCATTTCTCCTGTTCATTAATAGGTGTCCAACCGAACCTGCGCCATGTGCGCTGTACGTCCGTGTCGCTTGCGTTGTGGTAGATAAAGTTAGGGTCAGTCAAGCCCCAGTGTTCTTGCTCTGTTTGGTTGGCTAGCCATTCTGCGAGTGTGGGCTTGCGTGTGGTAACGAGTGGTTCTATGTAGTTAGTCATGCGAGTTTCTCCATTAGTGGACTGATCGGGGTTGAGCGAGTAAACGAATCTCCTTTGAATAACCGCCAAGCAATGAAGCCACGTTTCTCACACTCATCAGTGGCAATGTCCATCAACCAATCTCTAGTACAACGCCCATCTAATATGACTACTGATCTGTCGCCACACGCTTCGATGGTGTCGCCCGTCATCACGCCCTTCTGATAAAACTGTACGTAAATCATCTCTATCTCCTTGTGTAATGTGTTTGCTTAACTATGGAAGCCGTAGTGATCCTCGTGCCATACCGCACCGATGACGTAGCCGCTTACACCCAACACATCTTTATATACAGCAACCATGTCGGCGTCTCCATCGTTGTATATGTCCACGCTCGGGTATGTCATGTTCCACGTACTCAGGTAGCCTATGGCATCGAAGAACTTATCCCTGCCAACCGTTTCTTTGATAGTGTGCTGCTTGGTTGCGTCTATGTGTATCGTTACTTTGCGTGTTTCACTCATGGTAAATCTCCTTGTGACTACGTTTTGTTTGGGTTCACCTGAACCCATTTAGGTACTATGAAAATGCTGTGCGCCTCATGCGTTTGCGCTCGTGCTCTGGTATCTGTTCGTAAGCGTTGGCGATCTCCTTTAATTCGTGCGGTTTTAATAGTTCCTCGATCCTCATAAAACGTGATTCACCCTTGGGGTATATGCCTGCCCGTGTGTCTGCTTTAATAAACTCCCTCGTGCGTACGGCATAGTCGAGCGCAAGTTTGAAGTACGCCCTCTTCTGTTCGCTCTGGTTTGTGGCGCTTGCTCGTGGTCGTAGCTTGGCGATGGTGCTGTCCACGGTTTTAATAGTACTGGCGTAGAACTCCCTTGCGTGTTGTTGGCGTAGCTTAAGGCTTCGGGCTTGGTTAGATAAAACGTCCTTGGTTTGGGCGATCTCTATTAAGGTGTCCAATTTATACTCCGTGGTGCGATGAAACTCAGCTCCCTCTTTCTTAATACGTTGTAGAGCAGCGAGTCCTAGGCTTTCGATGCGTTTCTTGCGTGGTCTGCATTGAGAGCAGTATTTAGAGAGAACGGTCATCAGCAACCCGCTGTCTCCGCTTTTGCCGTATCGACGCATCTCTTTTGGGGTGAGTCTGCGCTTGAAATCTTTCCTCGGTTTGATCGTGGCGCACTTGGCGCACTGAATGTGATCGGGTAGTAATTCCATTACTTTCTCCTTTTGGGTTCACACGAACCCATTTCCGTCCTGCTACGTCCACGGAATTAACAAAACGTTCGTGTGTTGCGTAGGTCGTGAGCATTGTAGCGTAAGGCTTGGCGTGTGAATAGTCCCAACGTCCTTACTTTTTCAAAAAATACTAGGCTAATTAGGCGAACCAAAACCGTCCACTAAAAAACAGGTATATATATAGATATTGAATTGTTTATTTATATATATGACGTTTTTCCTAGGACGGTGGCGCTTCAATAGCCATGCGGTTCTTGACGAAGTTGAAGGGCGGGCGGTTAGTTCTATTGGTGGACGAACGTCCAAGAGGGTTTTTAGGGGTGATGGGGTAGGTAATGGCATGGCGATGCCCCTGTGGCTTGCGAGATGAGGCTGTGTAAGGCGTTTGAAGGCAAAGCTATACCTTGCCTACCCCAAGAGAGTGAACCGCTCACAGAGCCTGTATTAGCCTCGGAGTTGTTCACCATAGAATTGCATGGCGCTTGCCTTGGGTATGATGTGTGCGCCTTGGTGTTTGCGGTACTTGCGTAGGGCGCTTTCATAGGTGGCGTATTCCTTGAGTATCTTGCCTTCGAGCATGACGAAGTAGCCGCCTGTCCGTGTGTTGCGTGAGCCACGCTTGAATGTGAAAGAGGCTGATGTGTATGAGAGTGTGAAAGCAGTCATGGTAGTTCTCCTAGTGAAATGGGTTCAAGTGAACCCGAAAGGCGTGCGCCTAAAGTGACGTGGTTGTGGTGTTGTGAAGTAAGTTTGACAGACGAGGGAAGAACGTATCCTCCCTCGCCCCTTTGCGCTTGCGTACGATTGCACAACAAGTTAAGCAGACAACATCTTGATGAGCCGTGTGAGTTCACGCTTGGTGAGTTGTTTCTGTAAGCGTGCGGCTGTCTGTTCAACCTTGTCAACTTGTTTGCGTACGGTCGCTGTCGCTTCGGGTTTGATCCAAGGCATGACGTGACGCTTCCATGCTGTACGTGCGCCCTCATGGCGATCGCTTGATTCGCTGTCAGTGTAGAACGCCCATGCCCCTCGGTTACTGATATCAGCGTGACACTTGAAGTGCTTGGCTGTCGTGTGTGCGAGTGCTTCGATTAGTTCGGGCTGTGGTTTGTTGCTTGCCGCAAGTGCTCGCATATGATCGCCGTAGTTGCCGCCTGATGTCAGTAGGTTGCTGTAGGCTTTGACGATGTTGTTGTAGGTAGCATTCATTTGTATAACTCCTTGTGGTTTGAATTGGGTTCATGTGAACCCGAAAGATCAATCAGGAAATCCCCAACTGATGCAATCATTATACCATATGGGGCTAATTAGCCTTGCTCGTTTAGCCCTGAATCCTGACCCCACTACCCCCCACCAACCCTTTTATGGCACGACGAGGCTGCTATATATAAACACTGTTTCTCAGCCACAATACAAAATTTACCCACTCATGTCTAATATTAGACCCCCGCCCCCACAAAACCTAGTACACTAATTTTTAGGGCTAGCAGCGTTAGCGGCTGCGGAGTGACGTTCCTTGGCAGGCTTCGCCTATCCGAACCAGTGCTTTATCTGGGGGCCCACTATATAAAAATTTCTGTGAGTGTTGTCTAATATTAGACAGGCGTAGATAAAAAAGTGGCCCCGGTGTACCAGACCGGGGCCGGATCCCTGAAGGAATCAGATTGTCACAAGGAGAGTATATGACGCCCTCACTATACCAAATATTTTGAAAAAGCGCTATACTCGCGCAAACACCTACGCCCGACCCCGGCGCAAAATAGGAGGTAGCGTTGCTTTTAGCACACCTAGTAAACGAGAATGCCGCTGAGTTTGTCCCTGAGATTGAGTTAGGGGATGAGGGCTCTTCGTTTATTAAAGTCGAAAAGCTTGACGCCGCGCAGACCTTGCAGGCACAGGCGAAAACCGCGGACTGGCTAAAAGAACTTACCGACGAAGACGACAGCGTTATCAGTCGAGCGCAAGAACAGAACGCCGCAAGTGCGTTTACTGCTTTAACAACACAAGACCCCAACGCTAAAAATAAGATCTTGCAGATGCAGGTGCCCGAAGAGATTCGAAGTACCATGGCAATGGTCAGCGCGTACCAGTGGCGTTTTGTTGAGCAGGCAGAAGAGTTGCGCTCAATGGCAGTGACGAAGATTGTTGAAGAGACCAACCACCCTGATGCGCGCATCCGCTTAAAAGCACTTGAGATGTTGGGCAAGGTCACCGAGGTTGCGCTATTTACGGATAGGCTTGAGGTTAAGAAGACAGATGTGTCCGAGGAAGAACTAAACACACGGATACGCCAAAAGCTTGAGAAGTACATGGGCAAGGCAGACATCGTTGACATTGAAACAAACGAAACAAGTGCAGCGACAGAAGGCGACGAGCTATGAGTGCGCGCCAAGAGTATGAGTTCTTAACTCCGCAGGAAGCACTGGCTGCGCAGATGGCGTTAAAAGATATGACGTTGTTAGAGAAAACAGCGTTTTTGGCGGACTTAGAAGAAAAAGAACGCAGATACACCGTTTTGCGCGCTAAGACCGATCCTATTTTGTTTGCCAAGCACGTATATCCCGGGTTTAAGGTAGGCCCCCACCACCGCAAGCTGTCGAAAATCTTTGAATCAGTGATGCGTGGTGAGAAAAAGCGTGTGATTATTAACATCGCGCCACGTATGGGCAAGTCCGAGTTCTCGTCCTACCTGTTTCCGGCGTACTTCTTAGGCCGCTTCCCTGAGAAAAAGATCATTATGGCGACCCACACGGCTGGTTTGTCTGAAGACTTCGGGCGCAGGGTGCGTAACCTACTCGATAACGACGACTACAAGGAAGTTTTTCCTGACACGATGGTGGCTGGCGATCAAAAAGCAGCCGGTAAGTGGTCTACCTCTGCGGGCGGTCAGTATTTTGCGGTCGGTGTTGGCGGTAACATTGCCGGACGTGGCGCTGATTTGTTTGTGATTGACGACCCACACTCCGAACAGGACATGAAAGCCAACAGCCGCTTGGCGTTTGATAACGCTTGGAACTGGTTCCAGCAAGGCCCACTACAACGACTGATGCCTAATGGCGCAATTATTATCGTGATGACTCGATGGAGTTTAGTGGACTTAACAGGCCGGTTAATTGACTTTGGCATTCGAAATCCTGACGCTGACAAGTGGGAGATCGTGGAGTTACCCGCCATTCTTAACGAGGATGAGCCGAACGAGAAGAGTTTGTGGCCTGAGCAGTGGCCTCTCGATCAGTTAAAGTCCAAGAAGATTGCGATCGACCCTAGGTTCTGGAACGCGCAGTACATGCAACAGCCTACCGCGGACACTAGCGCTACGGTTAACCGAAAAATGTGGAACATTTGGCCCCACGAAGAGCCGCCTCGTTGTGACTACGTCATTCAGAGCTGGGATACGGCCTTTGAAACTAAGAACACGGCTGACTATAGTGCGTGTACGACGTGGGGTGTTTGGTACAACGAAGAAGATGGCGACTCTCCGCATTTGATGCTGCTCGACGCGTTTAAAGATCGCATGGCGTTCCCTGAATTAAAGCAGGTGGCGCTTAAACACTACAAAGAGTGGGAACCAGATGCGTTCGTTGTCGAGAAAAAAGCAGCCGGCGCACCGTTAATACAAGAGTTGCGTAGAATGGGCATCCCAGTCCAAGAATTTACACCGAGCCGCGGAAACGATAAGATAACGCGGTTGAATGCAGTATCCGATTTGTTTGCGTCAGGCAAGGTTTGGGCTCCAGACACGCGCTGGGCCAAAGAAGTGATTGAAGAAGTAGCAGCATTTCCTGTCGGGGAGCACGACGATTACGTAGATACGGTGACACAAGCGCTGTTGAGGTATCGTCAAGGCGGGTTTATTAGTTTGGACTCTGATGAAAGAGAAGACGCGTATTTCGCCCCCCGGCGAGCGGCGTACTATTAATTAAGGACACGACATGTCAATTGAAAAAAGTTTATACGCTGCCCCGGAAGGGCTCGAGGCACTCAGCGCACAAGAACCAGATATTGAGATCGAGATTGTTGATCCCGAAGAAGTCACGATCACAGCAGGCGGTTTAGAAATTACGATCGACCCTGACGCGGAAGACGACTTCAGTAAAAACTTAGCCGAAGAGATGGACGCAAATGAGCTCGAAGCCTTAGCGTCTGATTTGGCTACTGATATTGATAATGATTTGGCTTCCCGTAAAGACTGGGAGACGATGTACAAAGACGGTATTACGTTGCTGGGCTTAAAGTTTGAAGAGCGTACCGAGCCATGGGAGGGCGCGTGCGGCGTGTTCCATCCGATGATTACTGAGGCGGTTGTGCGGTTTCAGTCCGAGACAATCATGGAGACGTTTCCGGCACGCGGGCCTGTTAAAACACAGATCGTCGGTAAAGAGACCCCCGAAAAGAAAGACGCTGCCTCGCGAATTGAAGAGGACATGAACTACCAGCTCACAGAAAAAATGCCGGAGTTCCGAGGCGAGCACGAGCGAATGTTGTGGAACTTGCCCAGCGCAGGCTCCGCTTTTAAGAAGGTGTACTACGACCCAAGCCTTGAGCGCCAAGTGTCAATCTTTATCCCTGCGGAAGACATCATCCTGCCGTACGGCGTTTCGGATTTAAATACCTGCCATCGGTTAACACACCGCATGCGCAAAACAAGCAACGACCTGAAAAAGCTCATGCACGCTGGATTCTACCGTGACGTGGATTTGGGCGAGCCTGATAAATATGTAACAGACATTCAGAAAAAGAAAGACGAAGAGACCGGGTTTTCTGCGTCGTATGACGACAGGTTTGAGCTTTACGAAGTTCACGCTGATTTAGATTTGCCGGGCTACGAAGATGAAGACGATGGAGAGGCTACAGGTATTGCGATGCCTTACGTTGTTACGATGGTGCGTGGCACCAATGAAGTGTTGTCGATTCGACGCAACTGGCGCGAAGAAGATCCTAAACAGTTAAAACGCCATCACTTCGTACACTACCAATATATTCCCGGCTACGGCGCGTATGGCTTCGGGCTGTTTCACTTGATCGGTGGTTTCGCTAAATCAGCTACGTCGCTGATGAGACAGTTAGTGGACGCTGGTACGTTGTCTAACTTGCCGGGTGGCTTGAAGTCCCGCGGGCTTCGTATTAAAGGTGATGATACGCCGATCGCTCCGGGCGAATGGCGTGATGTGGATTTGGGGTCTGGTGCAATTAAAGACAACATTCTGCCGCTGCCTTACAAAGAGCCTTCAGCCGTACTTGCTGGTTTGATGGATAAGATCGTGGAAGAGGGGCGTCGCTTCGCGGCTACTGCTGACTTAAAGGTGGCGGACATGTCCGCCCAAGCTCCGGTCGGCACCACCCTTGCTATCTTAGAAAGAACATTAAAGGTTATGTCTGCGGTGCAGGCGCGTGTTCACTACGCGTTAAAGCAAGAGCTTCAGTTGCTAGCCGGCATTATTCGGGACTACACGCCAGACAGCTACACGTATGAGCCAGAAGAAGGACACCCTGCCATTAAACAATCCGACTACAACATGGTCGAGGTTGTACCGGTCAGTGACCCGAACGCAGCCACGCTAAGCCAACGAGTAGTGCAGTATCAAGCGGTCATGCAGATGGCGCAGTCCGCTCCTCAGTTGTATAACTTACCAAAGCTGCATCGCCAGATGCTAGATGTGCTGGGTATTAAGCAGGCCGGACAGCTTGTTCCGTTAGAAGAAGATCAGAAGCCGACAGATCCTGTTACAGAAAACATGAATGCTATTAACGGCAAGCCTGTTAAAGCCTTCTCGTACCAAGATCACGAAGCCCATATAACCGTGCACATGTCCGCTATGCAAGACCCGCTTATTCAAAAGATGGTCGGGCAAAACCCAATGGCGCAACAGATACAAGCGGCTTTAACTGCACACATTTCTGAACACGTTGCGTTCGCTTATCGCTTAAAAATTGAACAAGCTATGGGCGCGTCGTTGCCGGGTATGGATGATGAGTTGCCCGAGTCGTTAGAAAAAGACCTTAGCAAGCTTATGGCACAGGCGGCACCGCAGGTACTGGCGCAGAGTCAAGCCCTTGTTTCGCAACAACAAGCAGAACAAAACGCGCAAGACCCCGTAATGCAGATGCAGATGCAAGAGCTCCAGATCAAGAGCGCAGACCAGCAACGCAAAGAACGCGAGACTGAAATCAAAGAGAAAAAGATGGCGATTGACGCAGCCGCTAAGGCGGATGAGTTAAGACTAAAAGAAGCCGAGTTGCAAGCTAAAAATCAAATCGCAGCTTCTAAAACTGCAACGGAGCTAGAAAAAACAAGAGCGCAGCTTGAGGCCGAGGAACGGATGCAGCGCGCTAAGGTTGGTTCCGACATGGTTAAAAACGCTCTACAGCAAGCAAAGTCAATGCAGCAACAACCGCAAGCCCCCAAGGAGAATGAATGAACGTGATCGTAATGGACTATTTCGAAGCGCTACGTAAGCGTTTACGGGAAGACATGAACAACTTTAGTGACGACATGGCTACAGGCCAGTGTGCATCTTTGGAATCTTACAAAGAGCTTTGCGGAGTGATTCGAGGCCTAGCTATCGCAGAGCGCCATTTACTTGACCTCGCTCAAAACTTTGAGGAAGACGACGATGAGTGACACCATCGCACTACCGGAAAAGGGCTTACTTCTGCCCCCCGGCGTAGTACCAGCTAAACAAACCGACGAACCTTCTGCGGAAACAAAGGCTAAGCAGTTGCCCGATCCCCAAGGATGGAAGATTCTTTGCGCTTTGGTTGAGGTTGATGCCCAGTTTGAAAGCGGCATCATTAAAGCCGATGAAACAAAAAAGGTAGAGGAAATCACTTCTCCTGTTTTGTTTGTCATTAAGATTGGCCCCAGTGCTTATCGAGACGCTGAAAAGTTTCCTGATGGCCCTTGGTGTAAAGAAGGAGACTTTGTTATTACTCGTCCGTATACGGGCACTCGTATCATGATTCACGGTCGCGAGTTCAGAGTCATTAACGACGATCAAGTTGAAGCAATTGTGCAAGACCCACGCGGCATTTCCCGCGCTTAATAGGAGCTAGACATGGCAGAGAACTACAAATTTCCTGATGAGCAGGATGAAGAGTTGGCTAATCAAGACGTTTCAGACGAGCTTGACGCTGATAACGAAGGTGCCGATATTGAAATCGACATCGAAGACGATACTCCTGAGCGCGATAGAAACGCGCAGCCCCTCGATAAAAACGTTGAAGATCCTACCGACGAGGAAATCGAAAGCTACGGAACCAAAGTCCAAGCTCGTATTAAGGAACTGACGCATGCACGCCACGATGAGCGCCGTGCCAAAGAGGCTCTTGCTCGCGAGAAAGCGGAACTCGAGCGCATCGCGCAGCGTGCGTTAGAAGAAAACAAAAAGCTTAAACAGTATGTAAACGACGGCTCACAAACATACGCGGAAACGTTGCAGGCTAAAGCTCAAGCTGAGTTAGAAATGGCGCGACGCAAGTATCGCGAAGCCCAAGAGTCCTACGACACCGATGCTATTATGGAAGCCCAAGAAGCTTTCTATGATGCCAAACTTAGGTTTGAGGCGGCTAAAAGTTTTAAACCTCAGACTTTACAAGTAGAAAGTAATGTAGTACAAAGTAACCAACAGCCTCAACAGGCACCGAATCTTGACGATAAAACCTTGCGCTGGCAAGCTAGCAACCAGTGGTTCGGAGCACCGGGGTATGAAGAAATGACGGCCTTTGCACTGGGGCTGCACCAAAAATTAGTGCTAGCAGGCACTGACCCTAGGTCAGATTCCTACTTCGAGAAAATTAATTCTCGCATTCATCAGAAGTTTCCTGAAGTCTTTGGTGACGAGGACAAGCCGGTTAAAGCAGGGCCAGTTAAGAAACCAGCTACTGTTGTTACATCCGCCACCCGTTCTAATGGCGCTAAAAAAACGGTTACGTTAACAAAAACAGCAGCACGACTTGCGGATAAGTTTGGGATCTCCCATGCTGACTACGCAAAAGAATTTCTTAAATTGGAGGCTTAAATCATGACTACCCGTACACCTAGAGAACTAGAAACTCGCGAAAAAACTACTCGCTACGTATATAAACCTGCGAGTGCACTACCAGAACCTGCTCCCGAGCCGGGTTTTAAATTCCGTTGGATTGCGACAACGGTTTTTGGACAAGCTAATGCGACAAACGTGTCGCAGAAGTACCGAGACGGTTGGGTTCCGGTTAAGGCAGAAGAGTATCCCGAGTTGCAGATTGCAGGCAACCCGGCTGGGAACGTTGAGATTGGCGGCTTGCTTCTTTGCAAAGCCCCAGAAGAGATGGTCAATGCGCGCAACGTATACTACGCAAAAGCGGCCCAGCAGCAGATGGATTCTGTAGATAATAGTTTTATGCGCCAAAACGACGCCCGGATGCCCCTCTTTAACGAACGTAAGAGTACGGTTAGCCGAGGTTCTGGTTTTGGTAATGGATCAAAATAAACTTTAATTGGAGTTAACAAATGGCTTATCCGACTGTATCAGCCCCTTACGGGCTAAAGCCGGTCAATTTGATCGGTGGTCAGGTATTCGCAGGTTCAACTCGCTTAATGGAAATTGCAAGTGGTTATGCTACTGGCATTTTTTACGGCGACTTGGTCAAGCGTGTAGCTGACGGCACTATTGAAAAAGACACTGGCACTACTACTGCCACGCCTTGCGGTGTGTTTTTAGGTGTTCAGTTCACCAATAGTTCTACTGGTCAAGTTCAGCAGCAGCAGTTCTATCCAGCAAGTCAGGCTGTTAAGGCTGGCACGCAGATTTTTGCTGTGGTTGCAGATGACCCCGACACACTGTTTCAAGTGGCTTCATGTTCCGGCACTACTGTTATCGCCGCAATGGGCAAGTCTGCCATTGGTAACAATATTGCACTGATCCAAAACGCTGGTTCTACCGTTACTGGTAATTCTGCTGTTGCGATTGATGAAGGAACTCAGGCAACCACAAACACTCTTCCCATCCGTATCATTGATGTGGTTAGAGATACCGCAACGGGCGCTGACGCTTTTGTTGAATTTATCGTCAAGATAAACGCAACTATGCACCAGTACAACAACTCAACTGGCGTATAAGGAGGCTAAATCATGGCTATTTCACGCGCACAACTACTTAAAGAGCTGCTCCCCGGTTTGAACGCTTTGTTTGGTTTGGAGTATAAGCGTTACGGCGAAGAGCATAAGGAAATCTACGACACCGAGAAATCGGATCGTTCCTTTGAAGAAGAGACAAAGCTTTCTGGCTTCTCGGCTGCACCGGTTAAGAGTGAAGGCTCTTCGATTGCATACGACAACGCACAAGAGGCTTTTACTGCTCGTTACAACCACGAAACAATCGCACTTGGGTTTTCGATTACTGAAGAAGCTATCGAAGATAACCTCTATGACAGCCTTTCGGCTCGTTATACCAAGTCTTTAGCTCGTGCCATGTCTTATACCAAGCAAGTTAAAGCAGCTTCGATCCTAAACAACGGCTTCAACGCTGCCTACCCCGGTGGCGACGGCGTCGCTTTGTTTTCGGCTAGCCATCCTTTAACTTCGGGCGGCACTAACAGTAACGTCGCGGCTGTTGCAACGGACTTAAACGAAACGTCTCTTGAAAACGCTGTTATTCAAATCGCTAGCTGGACAGACGAGCGTGGCTTGTTGATCGCTGCCCGTCCTCGCAAGATGATTGTTCATTCTGCTAACCAGTTCGTTGCTACCCGCCTCTTAGAGACGGAACAGCGTGTGGGTACAGCTGACAACGACATCAACGCGTTGAAGAACAACGGCTCGGTTCCCGGTGGTTATACCATCAACCACTTCTTGACCGATCCAGACGCATGGTTCTTGATGACAGACGTTCCTAATGGTTTGAAGCACTTCGAGCGTACTCCTATGAGCACGTCGATGGAAGGCGACTTTGACACCGGCAACGTTCGTTACAAGGCCCGTGAGCGTTATTCGTTTGGCTGGTCTGACCCCCTCGGTATCTGGGGTTCGGAAGGCGCTGCCTGATAAATCAAGCACTTAGTTGATTTAGCCCCCACCCAAAAGGTGGGGGTTTTTATTTGTGTACAGCAAAACCTATTAGCAGTACAGTAGGTATACCAACTTTTATATTTTCTGTGGAGATAAAAATGTTTTGGATACCGATAATGTTTGTTTGCCTGATTTCAGGCGATTGTTCGTTTTTACAGGGAAAACCCGCGTACACAGAAGCAGGCTGTGCAAAACAACTTGTTTCTTTAGCGGCGGTTTTGGAAGCGGACGTCAGGGTTGAGGTGTTTAAGGGGACTTGCGTGGTGGTGCAGGCGGTTTAGCCTGTTTGCGCAATTGCTTCTTAGTTTTATGCTCTTCGTAATGATGCACTCTGTGGCAGTTTGCGCACAGGGGAACGCATTTTTTTACCTCTTCTAATGCTCTAGAGAACGCTCGATTTTGTAGTAGCCGGTATAGCTTGCGGTTGCTAGGGTGGCGCTTGACGTGATGGAAGTCTATCGCTGCGGGGTGAGCGAAGCCACAGTTAATACATACTTGTTGGGACTTAAACTCTTCCCACCGCTTGGCAAAACTAAGCCGTTGAACTTTGGACTTGGCAATTACTGCTACCTTGTTTCGCTCATAGTAGGCTTTTGAGTACTCTTTATGGCGCTCTTTACGTACTTTAGGGTCCTTATAAGGCACATTACTTACCCTTTAAAACATTAAGCCGCCAGTATAAGCTATTTTTAAACGCCCAAGGTATAGACGGAATGTATAGACGGAACCCCAAAGCTATCAGGCTGTTTGAGCTAGCGGGGTTATCAGTCGTGTCGGTGAGTAACCACCTCCATTTAAGCGACCGTGCTTTTCTGATACGAGCGTGTATCAATCGTTTTTGTAACCCATGACCTCGGTAGGCAGGTAACACACCGGTTCGGCACATATAGCCCGCGTTGATCCATTGAGCAGAACGAGTTAACCCCGCGAACCCAACAGGCTTACCTTCCTCGGTATAAGCAATCCACCAATGCCCATGATCGACTTCCATCGGCGTATCGCCGAGTAAACACTTAGATTGCAGGTACATAATCACCGTGCAGTCTTCTGCCTTACGGATGTCAATTTGTCGAACATTAAACTTCATGGCATCACCCCCGTTACCTTGTTGTACCCTATTTTAGGTCTTTCGTACTAAAGTTTAGTTGCTTCGTGCTAAAAAACGGAGTATAAATACACTAACACTGGGAAACCCCAGTCCTATAGACCGACCCAGCGGACGATGCAGAGACTATAGGACGAAGTACTGCATATACAAGGAAATATCATGAGCGCCACCACTTTTTCGGGCCCAGTAACCTCAACAAACGGTTTTGTCGGTGCTTTCACAGGCAATGTGACGGGCTACATCATTCTTCCAACGACTGACCCTGAAGTGGTTGGTGCATTGTGGAATAACGGCGGTGTGATTACTGTATCAGCAGGCTAATTAACTCCACCCACATCTGTGGGTTTTTGACTTTATAGGAGTTAATCATGGCTATGCAATATGATGTTAAATCGGTAGAACGCACCACATCGGGCATCGCGTTTTCTGGCCGTGTTCGTGTTAAAGGTCTTGTGGTGTCATTCGCCACAGGCGGCACCGTTGAATTAAAAAATGGTGGTGCTTTAGGCACCTCACTGTTTAAATACACTGCTCCCGCGACTGCGGGCACGACAAGCATATTAATCCCCGGCGAGGGTATTCTATTCGAAACAGATGTCTACGTTACGCTTTCCAGTGCGACCGCGACGGTGTTTTATGGCTAAGAGTACGTCCCTCGCAGTTGGGCGTGGTGAAAAGTTACCGGTGTCTAAGGGCGCCGGGTTAACGGCTAAAGGTCGCGCTAAAATGAACCGCGCAACTGGGTCTAATCTAAAAGCCCCTGCACCCAACCCAAAAACAAAGAAGGACGCCGCCCGCCGGAAGTCTTTTTGCGCCCGTATGAGCGGTATGCCCGGCCCCATGAAAGACGAAAAAGGTCGCCCTACCCGCAAAGCCGCTAGCCTAAAACGTTGGAAGTGTTGATATGGAAGACCCAATTCAAACCGCTCGCGAGCTAGCAACACACGCCAATGACATCAAACATCTTCAGCAAGACATGGACAAGATGGTTGCGGACATGGACGAAATTAAACGCTCGTTGGCGGGGATACAGAAAACACTATCAGAAGCAAAGGGTGGTTGGCGTACCTTAATGGCGGTTGCGGGTGTTGCTTCAGTGCTTAGTGGCGGGTTTGTTTGGCTGATTGACAAGTTTTGGAGGTAATGTGGCTGCGACCAG